TGAAGACCAACATGTAACCCTCAATAAAGAAACTGGAAATTACGAATATAAAGGAGTCGAATTAACTGATTATGACCCTATCGAACGTGACGGATACATTGAAGGTGCAGTGATAAATGAAGTCATGGCCCGTTTAGAACCTCCGGCTGCTGATAAATATATCCCAGATATGCTCACTGAGAGTACAAATGCAAATGGTGAAAAAATCGTAGTAGATCCATCAGGCCGAGAATGGGTAATTGACGAGATTGGAAAATATGAACATGCTCAAGACCAAGTTCAACATCAAATACAGTTCACTGATGAACAACGGGCATCAGGTGCATATTGGGGTCGCTATGGACACCAAATGATTAGTAACCTATTATACGGTGACAGCAGATACACTGATTATTATCAATATAAAGACCTCATTGACAATAAAATATCTCCATTATTAAATAAGATGAGAGATAAATATAAAATTGTAGTTGATGAAACTCTTGAAACTGAGGTGCGAATGAAAGCAATTGAAGATTACCAGGAATTGAAGGCAGAATTTGAGGATATTGCTAACAGCTTCGATGACTTTGCAGTTACAAAATTATTATATCAAATCATGGATATTGACAATATTATTGTGAAAAGTCCTGAATTAATGCAAGACACATGTGTCGTACGGTATGGACGTTTCGATGAGTCCATGTGCATAGTAGGTGAAACTTTTATATTTGATGGATTTTTATCCACCTCCTACGATGACGTCACATCACGTCCAGATGCAACTAGCCATTTTGCAGATAAACCTAATAGGTGGAAAATCATTGTTCTGGCACCTGAAGGAACATCAGGAACACGTTTAAATGACCAATTCAACGCATTAACCACTGAAAGGGAATGGTTATTGGAGCGTCAGCAAGAATTTGAAGTGTTATGGCATGGTAAAACAACAGACCCTACCCATCCAGACGGGGTAAGAAATACCGTAGTTATTAGATTGCCTGGTTAAAAAATAGGAGTTGATGTTTTTATGTTGAAGTTCAATTATAAGAAACTCAAAGAAAAACAAAAGGAATTAACCCAATTCAAAGGATGGCTCCCTTTCATACTTGAGTTATATATCGATATAGGTGAACGGGAGGATTACCTTAAATCTATTGGTTTGTATGATGATATTGAACAGGCCAATCAGGATTATATGCGCATTCTCAGATATTGCTGTGATGATCCTCAAAAGTTCATGGAAGATTTGACTATTGAATTTGTTAATGATAATCCTCAATTCAAAGGGATTATTGATTAACATTTACTATTTTTTTCTATTTTTAGTGATTTTTATTAATGATAGGGTATAATGAAGAGGACCTAAAATTTTTTATATTTTTTTTATTTAAAAGGGGATATAAAAGGATTTTTTTTAGGGCAAATCAAATTTTTTCATAATTTCCCCCATTCGGGGATTTAAAATTACACTCAAACTATTATTTTAACTAAAAAAAGATTTGGGTCCTCCCAAACTATACAAAAATTTAAAGAAAACCTTATTTTATTTTTTAGAACCCACTCTTTCTTTTTTAGGGGAGTATTGAAACCATGTACATTCAGAAACTAGAAGACAACACAATATTACTCACAGCTCCAGTAATGATACCAGGTAAACCTGACTGCGATTTCAGCAGAGGCGAACCCCCATTAACTGTGGAACAAGTGAAAAATTTCAAAGAATCATACAAACCCTACCAATTCGTGGATTCTGAACACGAATTAACACGAACGGGAAAATATCGAGGACTTGAAAGAGAATCACATATACTAACTGAGGATACTGAAGTTGAAGTTTTTGATGGATCTGTCGAAACCTACCCTAAAGGGACATGGATGATGACCTCACATATTACTGACCCTGAAGCCATACGTGCAGCTGAAAAAGGGGATTACACCGGTTATAGTGTGTCTATCCGTTCACGTTCAACTGCTGAAAAATTCAGGGAATTAATACAGCAAATGGAATATGAAAAAGCGGAAGCTTTGAAAAGTCAATCTCTATCTGGTTTGATTAAAGATGTTCCTGACCCTGTAGTTCTCAGTGTGTCATTAGTGCGTAAACCTTGCCAGACTGGTTCTAAAATATGTAAATTACGAAACGGTGATACTATGACTGATAGCGAGTCTAATGTAAAATCAAAAGTATTAAATGCCTTAGGCATGTCTGATGCTGCTGATGTCGAAGCTTTGAAAAGTCAGGTCGATTCTCTTGATGATAAACTTGAAGGCATTAAAGCTGAAAATGCCGAAGCTTTGAAAAGTATGAAAGAGGAAATTATTTCCGAATTCAAAGATGCTCTTGCTGAATTTGCTGACAAAAGCAAAGAAGAAGAGGAAGAAGGCGGGGAAGACCCTCAAAGTGAAGAAGAAAGCACAGAACAGGAATCTGCTGAAGACCAAGCAGATGACGAAGAAGAAAAGAAAAAAGAAGAAGCCGACAAAGGCAGTAAGCAAGGCGCAAATCACAATGGTGCCAACAAATCTCAAGAAACCGAAATTCTTGATACCTATGAGTTCCTGGGAAGATACCCTGACGGAACCCCAAAAAGATTGTAATACAATTAGGTGATTCTTATGGTAGATATAAATAAAATGTTACATGACATAGTCGGTGCTGATAAATCCATGCGTAGCGATATGGCATTACACGGTGGTTTATTAGACCGCAAACAGTACAATCAGTTTGTAAGAGATATGGAAATGAACCAAACCATCCTCAAGGATGCAGCATTCCAAAGAATGACTACACCTGACGAAATAACCACAGGTACACATATTATCGGTATGGTGGCCCAGGATGGTTATGACGGTAACGGGGACACCAACCCAGAACTCACTCCTGCAAACATTGGATTTGGACATGACGAATTACACGCTAAAAAAATTAAAGCAATGACCTTCATTGACGATGATGATCTTGAAGACAACATCGAAAGGGAATCTTTCCAAACTACCCAATTATCAATGATGGCTCAAAGGTTAGGTACTGACACTGAAATTATCAGTGTTTTCGGGGATACTGAACTTGACGTATCTGGAACCCCACCTGCAAATCCTAAAGTTTTAAAAATCATGGATGGTTGGATTAAGAAATCCACTAGCTCCCTTGAATCTAACGTTTTAGCAGATTCTACTGGTGACTTCAATGTGCATGAAGACACTATTGAAGCCATGTTCGACGCTATACTCAGGGCTATTCCTACAAATATCAGGCAGTCCAATCTCATGAGCGAGTTCACTTTCTATGTTCCATGGGAAGTTGAAGACGCTTACAGGAATCTCTTGAAATCACGTCAAACCAATCTCGGGGACGCTGTGCAAACTGGTCAAGCTTCTTTATATTACAAAAAGTTCCCTATCAAATACGCTCCTGTATTGGATACTGTTGAAGGTAGGGCCATTGATGACACTTTAACCACTATGGGTGCATTCCCATCATTACTCAAATGGGGTGTATATAAGGATGTTAAAGTGGAACCTGAAAGATTACCAAGTCTTGAAAGAACTAAATTCTGGTACCGTATGCGTGTTGCATGTGGTTTAAAAGTATTCAGCTCACTCATTACAGCAAAAATCACAAAAGCTGAAGGTGCAGCTATCCAAGACGAAGCAAAAGTCTAAACATACACTAGGGAGGTGTTATTTATGGCTTTGAAAATATGGGAAGAGTTACCGGTTGCTGTTCGCAGGAGCCGTAAACTCTTATACAAATATCTTTATGCGGAATTAACCGGCATTGAAGGGGATATGTCTGAATGGACTGACAGTGATACAGTTTATGATGACACTGCCCTCGCCGCACGTGTGGCTCACCTGGAAGGGTTACTTTCAAGTGATGTTTCTTTCACTGTGAAAGATGATCAAGGCACACCTGCAGCTGTTGAAGGTGCAGTGGTAACTGTCGCAACAGGCAAAACCGGCACCACTGGTGCTGCTGGTGGATGTACTGTGAAAGATGTACTTTTCGGTGATTATACTGTGACTGTTGTAGCTGATGGTTTTGAAGATTACAGTGATACTATTACTGTTGATGCAAGTCATACCAGTTTTAATATCAGTTTGACTACTGCTACAACCACAGAAGGGGAATCTTAAAAAATTAAATTTTTTTCTCAATTAATTTTTTTAAAAGGTGATTATTTTTGATGGTTGATGTAGATGAGGTTATTGACTTTCACGGACTAAAACCTATGAATCTAGGATATGATAAAGATGATACAGAAAAATTATGTGAAACAGTGACAGATTGGATTTCCCAATGTGAAGATTTAATCAAACAATACTGTAATAACAAGTTCACAGATAATGTTCCTGGAGCAGTCAAAAACGTATGCCTCAGACTGGTATCAAACATGATAACCTTGGCAATACAAAAACGTGACACTCCCATCATCAAAGTCAATGACTGGCAAATCAAACCAATCAGCAGCGACATATTCACCCAAGATTTGAAGGATGATCTTAAACCCTTCATGAAAGAATATTCCACAAAATCAGATACAGTTTCATTCTTAGCAATAACAGGGGACGATTAAAAAATGGTTCAAGTCATAGTCACAGTCGATGCCCACACCATACCACAATTAGCGGAAAAATTACCCCAAATCTCAAAAAGAGGTCTGGAATTAACCGGTGATGGATTAATTGGTGAACTGACAAAAAACAGTCCAGTAGACGAAGGATTGCTCAGGCAATGGCGTGTCGAAAGTGCAACCGACAATGAAATCATGATTAAGTCCCCCGCTGAATATGCTAGATATGTAAACGATGGAACCGGAATATATAACGGGCGTGGGCTAATCTACCCACGGGGCAAAGCTTTGAAATTTGAACCAGGTAAAAAATGGAAAGGACCCGTAAGTAAAGACGGCTTCGTATACCTCAAATATTCAAGAGGACAACCTGGTCAGAAATTTGTTGAAAGAAGCATTGAAGCCACAGAAAAAAAATTGGAAGGATATTTCCAAATAGCGATTCATGAGGTGTTAGGATGACTATAATTGTGCAAAGTTTTGAATTTTTGCCGGAAATCATGAAATACTGCATTGAAAAGGAAATGACGGACGAAAAAGGTATACTGAAAGATGTGAATACTTTCATACCTATCAGATACCAGGAGGCCGTAGTTGATGAACCTGTCATTTGGATGAGTCAGCACCCCAGCCGTGCGGACAGACAAGCAGACATCAGCCAAACAATGGATTTAATAACTCCATTTGAATTTGACTGTGCAGTATATGAAAGGGATTTGGAAGATGCTGAAAAGGCAAGTCAAAACCTCACAATGAGAGTAATTGCAGCCATACGACTGAACTATCTTGAAGCCCAAAAGGAAATAGTGGGAGGTAGAATCATCAGACGGATAGGCCTTGAAACTTACACTCCTGTAGGTGAGGTTCAGATAAACGGTAAATCTGACAGACTCCCTGCAACCGGAGTAATTTTAAATATTGTGCATACGATTAATTGGGATGTATGTTGTAAAAAATTAAAAGGTGACGATTAAATGGTAGACAGAGGATTTGGACTTGAATTAGAATCCAGTTATGGGGATACCACTGTAACAAAAGCAGAATTTGACCCTAATTGGTGGAATCAAGCGGATGACGTTAATTTCCAATTAAATGATAAACCTGTAACCAAATCTGGAAGTTCACGTATGAACAAAAGAGCCAGAGCGGGAATCATGAAACCTGACGGATCCACAGCTGCAGATGCAGACCTTCAACAACTGACCTGGTATTTCAGAGGGTTGCTTGATAATTATGTCTTTACTGAAGGGGACACTCCTGAAACCGGCCATGAACAAGTGTATATACACGAGTTCTACGGTGGCGAAGGCAAAGACTTACAATCTTTTAGAGGTGTTGCTGCATTCGATAAACTCATAAAATACCTTTATGGATTGCTTGTAGATAAAGTAACCCTGGAATGTAGCAATGACAGTATGAAAGTTAATGCTAATTGGGTTTATAAAACTGAAGCTGCAGACATCATAGGTAAAAATGGAGCCACTTTTGACAGACCTGATGAATTAGACAATGAATATTTATTCATCATGTTTTATGATCTTTCACTATTGTTAAACAATAAGTCATTAGGAATCACTACAAAGTTCACATGTGAAACTTCAAACAATCTTAATGTGGATAATAGTACAGGATTCGGTGCAAGAGGGCCTCAGAAAAAAGCAGTAGCTCAAAAAAGGGATAACAAGCTTTCAGTGGAAACTACATTAACTGATGACAATCTGGAGGACATTCTCGCAGCCCAATATGGGGAAGTTGGGGCATTAAAACCTACTTCATGTAAACTATTGCAGGTTCCATTAAAATTAACAATTGCACACTGTGAAAACCCAGATATAAGCTGTGAAATTTTATTCCCAAAATGCACAGTTGCGGTGGAATACAATGTCAGCGGTATTGATGAAATCAAAACCACATTAACATTAGAAACCCTGGGTTCAAGCACTGTAACTCTTGCAGATGAAACTACAGAAGTTGAAACCGACATTTATATTAAATTAATTAACAATCAGGATGAACTCGTTCCTGCAGAATAAAGGAATAAAGGAGTTTGTCCTTTATTTTTTTTAAATTTTTTTTAAATGAATTACCAAAAAGATGTGATTTTATATGAATTTTAAGCAAAATAACTATTTTTTTAAGAATTTTAAAGACTAAGAGGGGAGAGTATGTCAAATTTAGAAATGATACGTAAATTAAGTCTTGGCGTAGAAGACACAGAAAAAGTCAATTTGGAATTTGAAGGCGAAACCGCAGAATTTACTCTCAGACCTCTAACTGATGGAGAATTAAGCAAACTACAATCTATAGAAAAGAAAAGCTTAGTTCTGAAAGTAGGAATGAAAAACGGCCAACGTCAAACAGTACAATCTAACATCGAGGATGTGGACATAAACACCGGAGAGTTCACAGAATCTCAATCTGAAGCCATGTACACTGCCATCGCTTGGAGTTTATCTGTCAATAAGGAGAAAATAACCCCTGATGATGTTAAACAAATGAAGGCGGGGCTTCCTTTAGTATTGTTTAAAGAAGTTGTACGTATAAGCAATTTGAGTAAAGAGGATTTAACAATAATCAAATCCTTTCAGTAAATCTGATGAAGCTAAAGTTTTGTACCAAACACATAAATCAGGTGCAAAAATAGTCGATAGATTAACTGATGCAACTTTGGCCCAGAAATATTTTTTAATGATTATGGCTGGTGCCGACATTGGCTATGATGAAACAATCAGCAAAAAATTATCTGTAATCGCCAAAGGTTTAGGGATTGAAATCAAAGAGTAAAAGAAAAAGGAGGAGTTTATGAGTGAAACAATTGAAATAATCATAAACGCTGTGGATCAGGCAAGTTCAATTTTTCAATCAATAGTAAGTGATGCTAACAGCATGGCCTCC